GAAACCAGCGAGCCGAAATCGCGGTAGACGAAGTCCTTCAGCGGCCGCCCGGCCAGAATATTGTCGATTTGGCCGAGCATGAATTCCGCCATCTGATGCGCCGATTGCGCCCGCGGAGGCACCGGCTGCGGATAGCCCGGCCGTGCGCAGGAGGCGCAGTCGCCGATGGCGAACACATGGTCGTCGCGCGTTGCCTGCAGCGTCGGGCGCACGATGAGCTGATTGATGCGGTTCGTCTCCAGCCCGTCGATCTCGGCGAGAAAGGCGGGCGCCTTGACCCCGGCCGCCCAGACCACGAGGTCGCTCGGCACGAAATCCCCGTCCGCCAGCGCGACGCCGTCCTCGCGCACCGCGGCGACCCGCGCCCCCGTCCTGACCTCGACGCCGATCTCTTCGAGCAATCGCTGTGTTGCGGCCGAGATGCGTTGCGGCAGCGCCGGCAGGATGCGGTCGGCCGCCTCGATGAGCACGATCTTGAGATCGTGTTCGGGATCGATGCGGTCGAGGCCATAGGCGATGAGTTCGCGCGCGGTGTGATGCAGTTCCGCCGCAAGCTCGGTCCCGGTCGCGCCGGCGCCGATGATGGCGACGTGCAACTGGCCGGGCGAGATCGGCTCGGCCTGCGTCTGCGCCCTCAGGCACGCGTTGACGAGGCGGCGGTTGAAGCGGCCCGCCTGCTCCGGCGTCTCCAGCGGGACTGCGAACTGCGCCGCCCCAGGCGTGCCGAAATCGTTGGTGACGCTGCCGACCGCGACCACGAGCGTATCGTAAGGCAGCCAGGAGGGCGGGGAGATCTCGCGCCCCTCCTCGTCATGCAGCGCCGCGAGGGCGATTTTGCGTCCCGCCCGGTCGAGCCCGGCCATCTCGCCGAGCCGAAAGCGGAATTTGTGCCAGTGCGCCTGCGCGAGATAGTTCAACTCGTGCTGCGAGCGGCGCAGGCTGCCGGCGGCGACGGAGTGCAGCAGGGGCTTCCAGACATGGGTGCGGCTCCTGTCCACCAACGTGACCGTGGCGCGGCCCGCCTTGCCGAGCGTATCGCCAAGCTGCGTCGCCAGCTCCAACCCGCCGGCCCCGCCGCCGACGATCACGATCCGATGAGGTTCCGCCTGCGCCATTCAGCCCCCGATTCACCGGCACTACGCCGCCATCTGGCGATACGTTGAGGCCGGTATCTAAACGAAAGTAGAACGTGCGATGGCCGCCGGCAACTTCAAGCGCCGGGGACCGAGCCTCGGCTCAAATCGCGCCGTTCGGCTTCCCCAACGGCGCGGGGCGCGTCAGGAAGACGAAGCCGACGAGAGACGCGACGTCCGGGAAACTCGGCGCTGAACAACGCGCCGATTCTCCGCAGCGAAACGCTCATCGGGGCCGTGGGGAAAAACCGCTGGAAAATGGCGTCCCGGAAGGGAATCGAACCCCTGACCCCAGGTTTAGGAACGCTAGGCACGCAGGACCGCGTCCGCAGCAAGATCAGATGGTTGCGTGGCGTACGAACTGCACTGGTGGGACTTCTGGTGGGACCGTCCCGCCAGCGCCCCGAGGGCGCCCACCGAGAGCATGCACGCGGCACGCAGGTTTAAAATGCAATCCGTGTGCAGTAGGGTGACGTTACAGTGCAGACTCGACAAAAACACGAAGAGGCGGTCGAATTGGGATTGACCACACTCCCCAAGCGATAAAATGAAGTTATCTGCACGAAAACTCAATGGGGACAGTGCAGCGAATAACATGGAGCCTCCATGAAAATCTACCGCTTCGTCTTCCCCAAGTCGAAACTCGACGGCAAGGAAGACGCCGGGACTGCCGGGCGCGCAGGCTGGCCGACGCACTCAGGCTCGGCATCCAGGAGGCCGACCGCGACTTGCTCGGGGCGAAATTCTTCGAGGGCCGGAAGCGCCGGAAGCTCGGAGCCGGCCGGCTCGTCCCGCAGCTGCATCTCGGTTGGACGGACCCCGGCATGGCCCACCACTACATAAAGGCGGCGAACGCAAGGAAGCTCGCCATGCAGGCCGCTGCGAAGGTCGGCGCGACGGGCGAGGTCGGCGATCTGTTCTCGATTGGGGGCCCAACTTGAGGAGCCGGGAACGTTCAGTCGTGGAGGCCCAAGCGCTTGGTTCCTTCCGACGCACCGTGCGATAAGTGATTACATCTCGACGCTCGGCGCGCGGCGGGCAATGTCCCAGATGTGCGGTTAGGGGGCGTCCAAAAGCAGGCCGTAAGCAGCTGCCAATTTGCGTCGAAGTTATATTAGACTCTTAGGAATTAGCGGTTCCGTAACACATCCGACCAAATCGCAATCCGCAGGCGCTAATTTGCGACGCTCACGCGTTTCCGCTTATCCGGTTTGAGGCAGGAAACAATTCGACGCCCCTCCCATATTTCTATAGCCCGCTCATCTAGAAGAGCGGTCGCCACCTCGGTCGCCATACTGTCATTGTCCGCATCGATCCAGATAGCCGGTTTGAAAACGCGGCTCCGGTAGTCGAGCTCGTAAAGCCGATATTGTCTCAAGGCTGTGCCCCCTATGCGAACGTGGTTTCGCCGGACCTAGATTTGATAGATACCGGAAGTAGCTTTGAGTGATTTCGTGGCGCTGCGATAGGGTCGGAAAATACGCATCCCCTAAGACGCGGGGCGCGCAGCCTGGGCAGCACCCCGGGCGCAGCGCAAAAGGGAACGTAGTGCCACCGGAGGACCTACGGTCGCCATGAGCCCGTCACAGAGGCGAGCCCGATAGCCGCACGTTTGCATTGTCCGTTCGAACCCCGGCGGCCGATAAGTTGTCGCGACGTTCTCTCGCAGATCAGTCGCCGATCGAGGAACAGCCGACGAACAAATTTCTCCCGCATCTTTCTCCAGGTGCGGGATTTTCCCAGAAAAACTTAATGATTTCAAGGGGCTTTTACGTTATTGGCGCCCAGGAAAGAACTCTGACAATCGCGGATTTCCGGGCGAAAACGCCAAGGTGCGGGATTTATGGCCCCTTTGAAGAGTAAGGGTATTTTTGATCGCGTACCGCACCCGTTTTCTGCTCTCCCGTGCAGTCTGGATGCAAATACTGTGAACCTAACTTCATATGTGCGCGCGTTCCGAGCGGGTACGGGCGCTCGGAGGGTTGGCTTATGTCCCATAGGTAATGGTGATGGATGGGCCTGCAATGCGAAGCCGGCCGTCGCCATGATGTACGCAAAGCCCGGGCAATCACCAAAGCGATCGGCAAAGTGGCAGGCCTTGCTCGCAGACGAAGTCTCAAAAATCTTGCAGACTGTCCGAAAACTCTCGATCTGCGCGAAAATGGCCAATAGACGGCTGATTTCCGCGTTCGGCCGAATTCTGGACGCCCAGAAGCCTTTAAAATCGAGCTCTAAGGGCTGGGCGAACGCGCTCCGCAGTGCGCCTTTTCGCGCGGTCTGCTTCGTTTTCCAGAGAGACAAATCTTGGCTAGGCGAGGGTCTGAGTATTTTCCGAGGCTGTCGCGCTGCCGCGAAGCGAGCTTGTAATACATCAACGCCGCGCCGAGGACCTCACAAAGGCCCGTATCAATGGTAACATTGTAACGCCAACATCATCAAGGTGAACACGGTCAAGTTTCATGGAAAGATGCGCCCAGACAGGGGAGCGCCGCAAGCAATCTGGCGAACGGTCCGGAAGGTCGCATGTTGCTGTGCCTTCCCGACCGTCTATGCCGAGAAATACGTAATACTTGAGATATTTATGCCTATCCGGATCGTAGCTAAACCGTAAGGAGAACAATAATGTCAAATCTTCAGGGAAATGGTCCTACTAACGACCTCAAGACTCGTCGTTTCCCCGCCGGTCGTTTTTCAGGCTCTTGGATCGCCGCTGCAGTCGTTGCAGTTATCGTCGTCCTTGGGCTAGCCTATACGTATGGGGATCGCTGGATGAATTCGTCTGATACGGTCGAACACAGAGCGGTGACGGAGGACCATGCACCGGTTGCATCCCCAATCAGCCCAGCTCCGAACGCAGCCCCTCTTGCGCCGGCAGCTACGCCTAAGCCGTGAGAAAAGAATTGCGCGCGCTAGTTCTTACTCCCGCTCTACGTCGGAATTCTAACCTTCTCGCCCTGCACTTAATCTGCTGCGCGAGCCGGCAAGGCGTTCCGCGTAAAGCGCTTTGCGAAAAAAGCCCTGCCGCTTACATCCCCGAGATCAGCGGCAGGGCTTTCCCGCTTGGAGTTGGGCGCGTCGCAGTACGTGCGTGAGTAATTTCCGAGGCTGGCGCCGAACAAATTCGGGGAGTGTATCTGCTGCATCTGGGTTTCGGGGCGTGACGCGAATGGCGGCAAGGGACTCGCACGCGCGCACGCGCACCGCAATTCAACTCGAAATAGATGGCATCCGAGAGGCGATACGTTTGAATTGGAACGAGATCGAGCGTTCGACCTTGTCGGAAGTCGATCGTCGTGCGATCCGCGCCAACGTCGCCCATCTTACCCAAATCCTCGGACGATTACTGGCGCAATCGGTATCATGAACTTCGTGCGCGGCTTGCCTACGTGAGCGTATTCGCGCCGGTTCTTGCGTCGAAGTCGTTGAGCTCCTTGACTGATCTTCTACAGTTGGAGAGGGGTTGCCTTGGGTAACGTGCTGATATGATTGGATTGGGCGCTAGAATTTGCATATTCGTGTAGTGCCACGTTTATACTTATTTTGCTTGATTTACGTTGAGATAGGCGTTATCGTGTGCGTACCACTTATTCGTGCGCGATTCGGCCTCCCGCCATGTATTTCCGCAAGAAAACCTCCGCCGGACGCGCCTATTTGCAAATCGTCGAAAGCCGGCGCGAAGGCGCCGCCGTACGCCAGCAGGTGATCGCCACGCTGGGGCGCATCGACGAACTGCAAGCGAGCGGACAACTGGAGCGGTTGCTGCGCTCGGGCGCGCGGTTCGCCGCCAAGGCCATCGTGCTCGACGCCGTGGAGCGCGGCGAGGCCGCAACGATCTCGACGCGGCGCATCGGGCCGGCGCTCGCCTTCGAGCGGGTGTGGCAGGAGACGGGCTGTCGGGACGTGATCGAGCGACTGGCAAGCCGCCGCGGTCATGAGTTCTCGTTGGAGCGCGCCGCGTTTCTCACCGTGCTGCATCGCCTGTTCGCCGGCGGGTCGGATCGCGCCGCCGATCGCTGGCGCGAGGATTACGCCATCGACGGCGTCGAGGACCTCGATCTGCATCACCTCTATCGAACGATGGCCTGGCTCGGCGAGGAGTTGCCCGCCGACCAGCAGGACGGGGCGACGCCATTCGCGCCGCGCTGCGTGAAGGATGTCCTGGAGGAGGAGTTGTTTGCTCATCGACGCGATCTGCTCGCCACGCTCGACGTGGTGTTCATGGATACGACGAGCCTGTATTTCGAGGGCGCGGGCGGCCAGACGCTGGGGCGGCGCGGCTTCTCCAAAGACCATCGGCCGGACCTGAACCAGATGATCCTGGCCGTTCTCCTCGACGGCGATGGCCGGCCGGTATGCACGGAGATGTGGCCCGGCAACACGACCGATGTCAGCAGCCTGATTCCGGCGATCGATCGCTTGCAGCGCCGCTTTCGCATCGACCGCGTTTGCATCGTCGCCGACCGCGGCATGATCAGCGCCGAGACGATCGCCGAACTCGAAGCGCGCAAGCTCCTCTATGTGCTGGGCGTGCGCGAGCGAAGCGACAAGCTGGTGCAGGAGGTCGTTCTCGCCGATCCCGCGCCGTTCGTTCCCATGACCCTCGTCAAGCCCAGGGGCGAGGTCGAATACGAAGCCAAGGCGGTGGAGACCGCCGGCCGGCGCTATGTCGTTTGCCGCAATCTCGATCAGATGAGGAAAGACGCCGCCGACCGCGCCGCCATCGTCGCGGCGCTGGAGAAGCAACTGAAGAAGGGCGACAAGAGCCTGGTCGGCAACAAGGGCTTTCGCCGCTTCCTCGCCAACGGCGACGGCGACGGCTTCGCCATCGATCGCGCCAAGATCGAAGAGGACGCAAAATACGACGGGGTGTTCGTGCTACGCACCAACGCCGGCCTGTCGCCGCTTCAAACAATGCTCGTCTACAAACAACTCTGGACCGTGGAGCGGGCTTTCCGAACCACAAAAAGTCTGTTCGAAACGCGACCGATCTATCACAAGCTCGACGAGACGATCCGCGGCCACGTCGCGTGCAGCTTCCTGGCGTTGGTCCTGAAGAAGGAACTGGAGGACCATCTCGTCGCCGCCGGCAAGAGCGCCCGCACGTCCTGGCCCGACGTCATCGCCGATCTGGATTCGCTCACCGAAACGGAGGTCGAGCAGGACGGCAAGCGCTTCCTGCTGCGTTCCGCCCCACGCCCCATCGCCAGCCTCGCGCTCTCCGCTCTCGGCGTCGCCCTGCCGCCGACGGTGCGCCAGGTCAGCAACGCATAATCCACACTAACGCTACGTAATGTAGTGCCACGCCGCTCGCGCGGCGCGATTTCGCGCGAGCTTCCAATGGCTTGGTATTTCGCACTGTTGAAGATCAGCTTGACGTCGCAAGGAAGACGATTGCACACGACTGCACCATAGAGTAGTTATCTGCCGGGCTACGGGAGGGCGCTTATGGCAGCAGGAAGTCGCAGTTCCGCGTGGGAGGGCTATGGGCTGGTCCGAGCCCTGGTCGAGGGGTGGGTTCGGCGGACCTTCGGCGACCAGCTTTGGACAATCCCAAAAAGGCTTGCTTTGCAGATCGCCGAAAAGGCGATCGAGACACTGCAGGTCTCGGGTGTAAACAAGACGAATCGGTAGAACTCGTCAAGGCAGTATACCGGACACCGGCGGGCGAACTCCAACGGGAACCCGGCGGCGTTGTGGTGACATTACTTGCATTATGTGCGCGGCATGACTTACGGCTGGACGACCACGCTCGATGCAAGATAGAGCGAATCGGGTCGAAGGACAGGGTCGAACTCCGGAGGAAGCGGGAAGGTAAATCGGCACTCGGGATCGCCGATCGCCCATAATCATTGGGTGGTTGGTTGCGCGCTGACGGGTCGACCTATCGAGGGCTCGCCAGCAGTAATGACAAGAATAGACTGACGGGGTGGATCAGAATGGAAAGCGTTAAGTGGCGACGTGATGGGACTATCGGAGAAGAGAACGAATTCCGAATGATATTCGGATGGCGGCTGCCTGCATCCGGCCGCACGATCCGCGAAGGCTTGCTTATGCTCTATAGCCTTACACCAGTTGATGGGCATGATCCGACGATCTACGCGCCCGGCATGACGCACGAGTTTACTCTGTACGAGATCGACCCCGAGACTCCGATCGATTTCGACACTAGCCTTTTCGAGCAGAAGGGTTTGTCTCCCCTCGTGCCGGCCGTCTGCGGCTTCCAGTTCCGCGCTCGGGAAACGCAGGCCGCGATCGACCGTGTTCAGGACCTCGTGGATCGCATTTTGCGCCTGGAGCTCCCGCCTGACGTCCCATGCGAATGGTTGCCGTTCATGCGCGACAGCGTGGACATAACGAGCGCGATCGTCGATGTCGGACAAGCGATCGAGAAGTCCCACGTCGAGCGGCGAGTCGGCGGCGACCGCGTCGCGATCCCCGACGAAATCAAGACCCGCTACCGGTTCGAGAAGGCCCCCTCTATGGGGCGGCGCGTCGGCCTGATCGCCGCCTGCATCGGAGTGGGAGCGGGGCTCGCCGTAGGCTTCGCCTTGGCGACGGTGGGTCCCGACATGGCGGAGATCGCGGACCTCGTTCACGACCTGCGGGGCGACGAGTTCTACCAGGAAGTTCAGTTTCCGAATGGCGAAGTCGTAGTCGAGCGCATGCGGAAGGTGAAAGGCATGGCGCATCGCTATGAAGTCCTGGGGCGCGCGAAGCTGGAGGCGATAGACGATCAGTCGCTCACCGAGGCGCACTACCTCAAGGACGCCACGTTCGAGCAGTAGCCCAGAAGGCCGGGTGACCCGCCCCCGGCCTTTTTGCGTCAACGCTAATGCAGCTAACTTCACAAATGGACAAAGATCAGACGCTCAGAGCGCTCGTCGTCCTCGCCGGCTTCGTCGGAGCCCTGGCCCTTGTCCACAGCAGACCGGTCGCGCAGCCGTCGCCATTCGGTGAGCTCGCGATCCCCAACCTCCCAAGCAGTATGGAGACCCACGGTGGAAACGAAGAACGTGTTCAACCCGAGCCACTACGGGGGGAAGGACGACCCCTACGAGACGATCAAGGTGCTGGAGGCGTGGCTGACGCCCGACGAGATGATCGGGTTCTGCAAGGGCAACGCGATCAAGTACCAGTCGCGCCACCGCCAGAAGGGCGGCCTGGAGGACCTGAGCAAGTCCGCGTGGTATCAGAACTACCTCGTCCAGTACCTGGCGCAGCGCGGCCTCAGCGCGTATGGGCCGCACACCAGCCTGCCCGTCAAGTCGGCCGACCCGTCTGGCGACAACGCGCCCATTTCGGCTGGCGACAACACGCTCACCACCGGGCACGAGCAGCAGACCCGGTCGCCGCAGCCGAGCCCGGACGCCTCTGCGGCCGATCCCGCTGCTGACGGCCTAGACGCCGGCATCGCGGCCATTGCAGCTAGCTTCACTCAGGAGAAGGCCGCTTGACGACCATTTCCGCTACCGTGGTGGCGGACAGCGTGGGGCATCAAGCCCCGCGTCTGACCACCTTCCGCCTGCGCTACCCGCGCTGGATACACGCCGAGGGCCGCACGCACCGCGTGCTTCGCGTCGGCGAAGACCTGGAGGTCGAGGTCCGCACGCCGAGCCTCATGGAGGACCCGGACCTCTCCCGCAACGCGAGCTCAAGCCGCGCCATACCGGTCAGCAAGATGATCCAGGACGTGCTCGACGATCCCGCGATCCCGCTGTTCTGGGGCAAGAACCAGAAAGGCATGCAGGCCAGCGAAGACTGCAACGCCGAAGTCGAATACTCCGACGCGAACAACGGCCCGCATGGGAATTGGGGCTCTCGCGAGGATGCGTGGCGCTACGCCATCGAGAACGCCGTGGCGATGGCGCGCTCGTTTGACGACGCCGGCTACCACAAGCAGATCGTGAACCGCCTGCTGGAGCCGTTCAGCCATATCACCGTGGTCGTGACGGGGACGCAGTGGTCGAACTTCTATGCGCTTCGCCGGCACGCCGACGCCGAGCCGCATATCAAGATGCTGGCCGACCGCATGTGGGATGCGCAACAAGCCTCGTACCCGACGCTCCTGGAGCCTGGCCAGTGGCACCTGCCGTTTGTGGACGCGGTGGACGCCAACGACGAACCCGTGGTCCTGTCGGGCGGCGAGGCGCTTCAGAACGCGATCAAGCTCTCGGTCGCGCGGTGCGCTTCGACGTCTTACAAGACGGTGGATGGCTTCGACATGACGCTGGAGCGCGCCGTCGCCCTCCACGACAAGCTGGTGGCCTCGACCCCACTGCATGTCAGCCCCGCCGAGCACCAGGCCCAAGTGCCGAGGGCTCCACTTCTCATGGTCAACGGCACGCCTCGGATGACGTCCGAACTTGGCGGCAATCTCGGGCCGGGCTGGGTGCAGTATCGCAAGACCCTGCCGGGGGAGAGCCTCTGATCATGGGCTACCGCTCAGATCGGCAGCGCGTAGAGGCGCTGCTCATCCCGCAGATGTTCCTGGGCGTCCTGATCTGCGGGGTAAACGATCCCGACCACCCCGACGCCAAGACGTGCCAGGAGCGGCTGATCCAGGCGTCCGAAGAGGCGTTCTCGGACCTGCGGGAGCCGGAACGCTCGAAGATAATCCGCCGCGCGCACCGGACGCACCTGGAGGTCACTGCGCCGTACCAGCGCGAAGGCCACCGCGTCGATAAGATGGGGCTGATCGTGTTCTTTCTCGTCAAGGCCATCACGGACTGCGATTACATGATCATCGGCCCGGAGAGCTCCCTGCAGAGGGCCCTCGATCTGATGTTACCTGCACTGGAGCCGTCCACCGAAATTGGCCCGCTCCTAGACAGCGCGCAAGCAAGCCCGGAGGGGTCTGGACCATCTGCAACGGCTTGGGTATTATGGGGGCGTCCCCTTCTCCGCCTGAGTTTTCCCTGGCCTAGCATCGGCGAGTGGTGTATCTTGAAGATGCAGTTAATATCACTATATGGGGCGCAAACATGAGCATGTTCTCCTGGGGCGGCAGCAGTAAAAAGCTGACGAGCCCCGCCGACGCCAATGCGACAACGCTCGCCTCGCCGATCACGAAGATCGTTCTCCTGCCGACAGACGGCTCCGCCTTCCCGCCGCCGCGCAAAATCATCGGCGACAAGGCCGGCACCGCGACCGTCAAGGACTTCACGGGCGGCGCGGCGCCCAACTTCCCAATCACGGGCGTCGAGCAAAATCTCGCGCTGACCGCAATCTCCGCGCTTTCGACCACGACCAAGGTGTGGGGATTATACTGAGCGAAATCTTCGCCTACATGGCCGGCGGCTTCCTGCTGTGCGGCCTGATCTTCGTGGGCCTCGCCGTCACGGCGAAGCCCTTGCCCGGACAAGACTGACCCAAGGAGGGGGCTTTGAAAATCGAGTACCGCAAATCGGCGGCGGCGACCCCGGCTTTCGCTCTGATCACGGAAGGCTGGAACGAACTCGTGCAGGACGGTTTCACGTCCGAGCTTCTCGGCGTGTGCCCGGTCGATTGGCACAACGAAGTCCTGCATTACGAGCGGGACGACGGCGAGATCGTCGGCGTGCTCTGCTGGCAGCACGATGACGTGACCAACGCCTTCGTCGTGAGCCTCGGCTATGTCGAGCCGACCAGCCGGCGGCGCGGCGTCTTCCGCGAGCTCTACGCCGAACTGCGCCAGCGGGCGGATGCGAAGGGCGTCGGCCGCATCGCGTTCCAGGTCCACCCGATGAACGTCGGCGCGATCGAGGTCGTCAAGAAGTTGGGGGTCGGCCTTGCGGTCCTCACTTACGAGACGATCCTCCGGGCATGATCGGGGTCGCGGTGGTGGACCAGAACTTCTGGGGCGACCTTGTTCGCAAGCTCAGGACCGAACACCGGATCGCCCAACGGACCCTGGCGGCCGGGGTCGGCATGAACCGTTCGACCATCCGCAACATCGAAGACGGCAAGAACCGCGACATCGTTCGCATCGAGGCGGTGCTCGTCTACTTCGGCTACGATCTCGAAGCCCTATGCCAGGTCAACCCGAATAAACGCGGCAAAACAGACGCCCCGACCTTGACCGCCAGCCCATAACCGGCCAGAATGATGAAGTTAACTTCCCCACAGATCATCAAGGAGGATGAAGGTGGAGCGGATCGAAGCCATGAAGGCCACCTTGAAGTTCGCTCGGCAAATGTGGGCCGACCACATGACCCTCGGCAAGCTGGACCCCGAGCCGCCTGCGTTCGCCATCGTCGAGCAGATGATCACAGAAGCCACGACCGCCGACGTTGATCCCGCCGCCAAAGCCGCGCTCGCGCTGGAGATCGCCGTCCCGGCGCATATTGAGGGTCTGATGGCGCTCTCGACGGCTCACGTGAGCAAGACCACCGCTGACCATCTGCAGCTGAACTCGCTCGACGTCGTCCGTTATGAGCACGGCGACTACGGCTGGCTGATCCACGTCCCGAGCGATCAGGACTTTTGGGCTCCGGTGCAGGCCAAGGCCCAGGCCGGGGAGTTCCAGACCGACCTGTTTGATGTCATGGACTATGCACGGCGACACGGCTGCTGCTGGCTTCTACTCGACGCCGATGCAGACAGGGTCGCCGGCCTGTTGACCTTTGACTGGTGAGGCGAACATGACCCAAGCCGTAGAGCAGTTCCTCCACGATCTCCAGGCCGAGGTCCGCGCCAAGTTCCCCGACATCGGTTTGCTGATCTAAGCCGTTGTCGATGACGACGTCTTGGAACGGCGCAACATAATCTGCTTCACGAACATGGACGACGACGAGGTCGAAGAGGTCGTGGGGCAGGTTTCGGACAACGACTTCGAGACGACGGGCGCACAGCCAAGGAGGCTCATGTGAAGGTGAAGATCAGTTCGTTTTCGTGGAAGCATGGCGCACCGCCGGCTGACGCTGCGTTCGTCATCGACTGCCGGGACATGCGCAACCCGCACCACGCGCCCGAGCTCAGGCCGCTCGACGGCCGGCACAAGGATGTGCAGGACTTCGTGCGGTCCAGTCCGAAGTTCACCACGAACCTCGACAAGGCACTGCACGAGGCCGGTTACGGCGTCCACGTCGCCTTCGGCTGCTTCGGCGGCCGGCACCGCTCCGTCGCTATGGCCGAGATCACCGCCGCCGAGCTCCGCAAGGGTGGCGCGGACGTCGCGGTCCACCACTTCGCACTGGCCTAAAGGAGCCCGTCTTGCAACTATCTGCTTAAAGCATCCTCGAACGCTGCGTCGGCACCAGCACCCCGATGATTTCGCCGTTCGAGTTCCTGCTGGAGGCGGTCTGCGCGCTCGACGGCGGCAGCCCGACCGAGGTCGCGAACTTGAAGCGCAAGCTGCGTTCCCTGCCGCCGAGCCGGGCGCTGGCGCACACGATCGAGGACTTCATCATCCCGCACGACGTCTCGGGGGCGGTGTGCGACAAGTCGTCCTTCGCGCGGGTGTTCGTGTCGGCGTTCAATACCTTCTTCGACCCAGGCTTCCAGGGCAACGCCACGCTGGAGCTCGTGAACCTTGGCCCCGAGACCGTGGAGATCAAGGCCGGCGACCCGATCTGCCAGTTCCTGTTCCACTTCCTCGATAAGCCGACCGACCGGCCCTATCGGGGCAAGTATCAGGGCCAGAAGAAGGGCGCGCAGCCGGCGATCTACGAAAAATAGGCTGCAGTTAACAGCACTTTTCCGTGTACAGCGGGAAGGTCACGTGGCATGATGGAAGGGTCAAGGAGGACCGCAAATTGGAAATCTGGTCGATCGGGCATAGCAACCATCCGAAGGAGAAGTTCGTAGGTCTGCTGAAGCAGCATGCGATAGACGTGCTGGTGGACGTTCGATCCGCTCCAAGGTCGAGGTTTCCCCAATTTCAGCGGGACAATCTGATCAAGATCGTTTCGGCCGAGGGGCTCCAATATCTCTATGGCGGCACGATCCTGGGGGGTCTGTCGGAGCGCAAGATCGGCGACCCGACCTTCATCTCCAAGATGGAGCGCATGCTGGAGCTCGCGGGGGAGGGCAAGCGCGTCGCCATGATGTGCTCGGAGGGCCAGCCCTGCCAGTGCCATCGGGCCGGCAAGCTGATGGCGTGGTATCACCGCAAACACCCGAACGTGAAGACAACGCATATCATGACGGACGGCTCCCTGATTGACGCCCGGCCATACGAAATCAAAGTCGAGCAGCACGTGCGCTGGCCCGAATTCGAGCCCTGGGTCGGCACGCAGACCAAACTTCTCTGAAAGGCGCTTGACGCGCGGGGGCTGCCATGCTGTCAAACAATCACGCGGACGCCGCAGTGGAGCGGCCCCTCCCGCCCAGGGAGGGTGGTCCTTTCGATGGGCGCCGTCCGCTCCAAATCTTCCTGCAGCACCGATCCCGCGCCTTGCAGTCCCTGGCGGATTGCGGGGCCGCCAGCTTCTGGTGGTCGCTCCCCAACCTCGCGCCGAAGCTGGTACTCGGCAAGGTGCTGCTCGTCGAAGAGCGCGCCGACGCCCTGATCTTCGCGAGCGTGGACGGCGCGATCCGCGTCCTGCCGCTGGCCGACCGCGCCGCCTACTGGCGGACCCTGATGGGCTTCGTCGAGGCTAAGGCGACGCTGGCACTGGTCCCGGAATGGGCGGCCAACGCGCTGCGCAAGCACTACAAGGTGACGCCGCAGCAGAAGGAGTTCGTGATCGCCACGGCGACGCTGCGAGAGCTCCCCGGCGGCCGGCTGCGCAACCAGCGCAACCTGATCAACCAGTGCCGGCGCGCGACGACGGTAGGCCGCTTCGAGGGCGACCACGTCGAAGACTATCTCGCCGTCAACAAGGCGTGGTATCGCCAGAACGCCGAGGCCAAATTCAGGACCTACGACAAGACCTCGATCGACTGGCTCCTGCAGAACTGGACCGCGCTGCGCGCCGCCGCGCCGGACCTCCTGTGTTATGGCGCGCGGGTCAACGCCGACGCCAAGCTGATCGCCTTCACGGTGGCCTCCAAGCTCTGCGAGGGCGTGTGGAGCGCCTACACCGAGCGCTTCGACCGCGAGCACCCGATCCAGGGCTGCAACTGGATGCTGTGGCAGGACCTCGCCCGTTTCCACGACGAGCCCTGGGAGAACGACGGCACCGCCGACACCACGGCGCTGCGCCACAACAAGGGCAAGGTCGTCGCCAGCCTCACACCCTTCTTCCGCCTGGAGCCGTGATGGACCTCGCCGTCTACAAGGACCTCATGGGGGTCCTGCAGGAGAGCCTCGACGCTGTTGACGCGCCGTCGTCCTTCTATGGGCCGCTGAACGTCCTGCCGCGCCTGATGAGCGGGAAATGGAAGCTGGCGGAGATCGCCGGCTTTCGCGCTTTCGTCAGCGACAAGGACGCCCGGCTGATCCCGCCGCTGAGCCAGGCCGAATACTACCGCGCCATCGTGGAGTGGGCGCAGGGCTATCGGGTCCTGTTCGTTCCCGAGTACATGGTGGAGCCGCTGCGCGCCCGGCGCTTCAAGGTCACGAAAATCCAGACCGAATACCTGATGGACCCCGCGCGCCTTGCCGCCCTCCCAGGCGGTCGGCTGCGCAATCGCCGCTACGAGGTCTCCCGCGCGCGCACGGCGGCCGAGGCGCTCGTCATTAGCCCGAAGGACTTCGAGCCGGCGCTCAAGGACCTGACGCGCCGCTGGTACGCGGAGGCCAAGGACCGGCTCTGGCGTCCCTCCGAGAAGACGCTGATCGACTGGCTGATCGACAACTGGACCCTCGTCAAGGAGATCGAGCCGACAGCCGCCTGCGCCGCCGTCTTCGACCGCGAAACCGGGGAGATGATCGCCTACGAGATGGGGTCTCGCCTATCGGGCAGGTTTGCAGTTAGCTTCACACAACGATCGGACCGGGAAAAGACGCACGGGCTCTTCGCGGGGTCGAACCTGCTCTGCTCGATCACGCTGGCCGAACACCTGGGGCTCACCGTCAATGACGGCCCCGCCGACCACAAGGAGCTCGCGGCGCGCAAGCAGCTTCTATGCTCGGGCACGATCGACTTCTACGCGGTGGAGCGCCGGTAATGTCGGGACCCTCTTCGATCGCCGTCCGCAGAGGCACAATGGACGACGTTGCCGGCGCGGTCCTGGTCTATCAGGCCGCGTTCAGCGAGCGCGTCAAGCCGCAGACGCTGGCCTCCAAGGTCGATGATCCCGCGTTCATCTTCGGCGTCGCCGACTGGCGCGGCGTGGTCCTCGGCATGGTCCTCGTCGCCAAGAGCCTGGAGCCGAACAAGTTCAACGTCCACTACGTCTGCGCGCACCCGATCGACGCCCCCAAGGGCACGGGGCGGACGCTGATGCTTTGGGCCGAGGCGGAGAGCGTCGTCGCCGGGGCGACCCATATCCGGCTCGCCGTGCGCCGCAAGAACACGAAGGCGCGCTCCTTCTACGCCGGCCTCGGCTACCAGACGCTCGACGAGCGGGACGCCGGCTTCACGCTGATCAAGAGGGTGTCGAAGTGAAATCGCCGATGGACCGGGTGAAGCGCCAGAACCATTGGCTGCGCGATCTGACGGACGTCGAGCCGCTCGCGCTCTCGTTTCTCAAGCCGATCGACCTGACCAAGATCGAGCCCGAGGTCCACGAATGCCGCACCGGGCAGCTGTCGGACGTGTTCGACTATTGGCGCGTAGTCCTGTCGTCGGAGCCGCAGCAACCGAGCTTCGCCGGGGCAGGGCGCTCGTCGCCGCTGGTGGTGCTCGACAAGACCTCGGGCGGCTTCCTCGGGGTGATCGCGCTCTCGGACCCGCCGAACACGTCCAAGCCCATGATGCGGCTGTTCGAGTGGGACAAGAACGACGACATGCGGCTCAAGCGCCAGCACCAGGTCATCATGATGCGGCGCTGCCTGCCGATCTACGAGTTCGGCGGCATGGTCGGCGGAAAGCTGCTCGCCCTGATCGCGACCTCCCAGGAAGTGATGCGGCTCTACGAGCTCCGGTTCAGCTTCCAGTACGTGTACTTCATCATCAGGACGCTGCACGGGAAGGGGAGCCAGTACAACCGGCTGCATCCGCGCGGGATCGAGCTCGTCGAGGTCGATGACGAAGGCAAGGGCTTCTACGCGATGGAGCTCCGCAAGAAGGGGCTGGCGCACATGCGCACCGGCTCGCCGCTCGGCGGGACCGCCATGTACAAGCTCGGCGATCAGGTCGCCTACTGGAAGGAGCGCTGGCTCAAGGCGCGTCTGGAGAGCACGGGCAACTCGCCGATCATCACCTTCGACCCCGAGCGCTACCGCCTCTCGAACATGTTGGCGGCCAAGCGGATGACAAACGTGCAGCTACCTGCACATGACGACGTAGCGGACTAAGGAGAGCACAATGGCACTCGTGATCAAGAAGCAGACCAAGGCCGAGGTCGAGCAGACCGACGCGGACGACATCGACATTCGCATGGTCGAGATCGACGACATCGAGCCGAACGCCTACAACCCGAACTCGATGGAGGCGGAGCTCTTCGAGGGCATCGTCGCGGCGGTGAAGGACGGCGGCATGCAACAGCCGATCCTCTGTCGCCCGCACTCGGAAAAGCCCGGCAAGTTCGAGATTGTGGACGGCGAGCACCGCTGGAAGAGCTCGAAGATCGCCGGCAAGAAGCGCATCGCGGTCGTCGTGGTCCCGTACACGGAGACCGAGGCCAAGGTCCGCACCCTCGCCATGAACGGCTTGCGCGGCCAGAATATCCCGATCCGGCTCGCCCGGCTATTGGTGGACCTCCACAAGGATTACACGCCGCAGCAAATCCGGCACATGACCGGCATCGGCGAAGACGAGCAGACCAGCGTCCTCGACCTGCTCAAGGTCCCCGACTTCAAGCCGGGCGACGGCGTGAAGCTATCTGCACAAGAAGTGGAGCGGCCGATCGCCGTGAACCTGCTTCTGCTGCCCGACGAGCACCAGGCGTACACGGTGGCCATGAAGAAGGCCATGAAATATGCCGGCGAGGACGTTACGGCCTTGATTGGACACGAAGTTGCGGATTATGATCAGGCGATGAAGGCGGCGATGGGCATCGCGGGGGCGAAACTCCGCAATGTCGCACTCGCCGTGATCTGCCAGACGTTCAACAGCCTGCCCAAAGACCAGCAGATGTCGATCGCCAAGGCGGCTCACGCCAAGATTTACGACAAGCTCGCGAACGACGCCGCCCACAAGGAGGCGAAGAAGCAAGCTGCCGACAAACAGAGCTAAGCCGTGGCCCCGATCAAGATCAAGAAGCGACAGGTCGTCTACACCGCCAAGTTGAAGAAGGGGGAGCGGCCGGAAGTCCGCGACACGATGCCCGAACGGGTGATCGTGCCCCCGGAGCCGACCTACGACGAGCGCGACCCGACGTTGCGTGACGAACAGCAGGTGGCGCGCGTCGAACTCCTGATGATCAAGGGCATCCGCCAGAAGCGGCAGCTGATGCTGCTCCTGGAGGTCGATGATCCCCGCCAGATGGACCGCTACATGAGCCGCGTCCAGGCGCGGTGGGAGCTCATGGGGTCCACCCAGGATTACAGTCGCGCGCGCGGCGAGGGCCTGACCCGGCTCGACCTCGTCGAGAGCGAGCTTTGGTCGCTGACCCAGAACCTGGAGGACGCGACCCGCAAGCAGAGCATCATGCAGACGATCCTGAACGTCCACAAGCACCGGATGGACCTGCTCGGCCTGACGCCGAAGGTGATCGAGCACATTGGTCTCGGCAACGAGAGCGACGTCGCCTTCTCGAAGGTGGCGAGCACCCACGAGCGCATGTCGATGCTCGCGGCGCGCATGATGAAGATGATCGAGGAACGCACCAAGGTAATCGAGCATGAGCCGGCCGACCAGGAAGCCTGAGCCCGACTTCGTCGAGCTCGCCCAGGAGTTTCTCGCGGAGATCGCCAACGATTTCCCCGAGGACCTCGACGCCGTGATCGAATGGCTCGCGCGCCTGTCGCGGTCGAAGGACCCTCTACACGAGTTGACGAAATACCGCTTCCCCGTCGTCGGGGTGCGGAAGTTCGTCGAGGACCCGTCCTACATGAACGCGCCCAAGGTTCTCTGGCCGCACGTCATGCGGGAGCTCGAAGAGATGAACTCGGGCAAGTACGTCGAGAGCGTTCTGACCGGGGGCATCGGGGTCGCCAAGACCACGATCGCCCTGTACTGCCAAGCCTACCAGCTGTACCTGATGTCCTGCCTCAGGAACCCGCACGAAGAGTTCAATCTCGACCCGGCGTCCGAGATCGTCATCGTCTTCCAGTCGCTGAACGCCAACCTCGCGAAGTCGGTGGACTACGAGCGCTTCCGGGCCATGATCTCCAGCGCCCCCTATTTCAAGCGCCACTTCCGGTTCGAGGAAGGCACGCTGTCGCAGATGAAGTTCCCGAGGCGCATCATCGTCAAGCCGGTGTCAGGCCAGGAGACGGGCGCGATCGGCCAGAACGTCATCGGCGGCATCATCGACGAAGTGGACTTCATGGCCGTCGTCGAGAAGTCGAAGGCGAGCCGCGACGGCTCGGTCTACGATCAGGCGGTCCAGAACTACAACGCCATCGCCCGCCGCCGCGAAAGCCGCTTCATGCAGTTGGGCGAGCTCCCCGGCATGCTCTGCCTCGTGTCGTCGAAGAACTATCCGGGCGGCCTGACCGACCGCAAGGTGGAGGAAGCTGGCGCGAACCACCGCATATTCGTCTACGACAAGCGGCTCTGGGACATCGACCCGGACCGCTTCTGCGGCGACAAGTTCCGCGTTTTCGTTGGCGACGAGACCCGCAAGCCCCGCATCCTGCGCGAAGACGAGATCGTCGCGGAACGGGACGAGCGCCTCGTGGTGGCGGTGCCCGTCGAATACGAGCACCAGTTCAACAACGACCTCGTCAAGTCGATCCGAGACATCGCCGGCTACTCGACCCAGGCGCTGCACCCGTTCATCCTGAACACCGACGCGGTCGCCGAGTGCTTCGGCGTCGCGCCGTCGATCGCCTCGCGCGAGGAGTGCGACTTCGAGCACACGAAGCTGCAGCTGTTCCCCAAGCGCATTCAGAACCCCGGCGAGCCGCGCTTCGCCCATGTGGACTTGTCGATCTCCAAGGACAGCGCCGGCGTCTGCGTCGGCCATATCCCCGGCTTCAAGCACATGAACCGGGGCGACTTCCAGGAGACGCTGCCGATCATCCAATACGACATGATCCTGGAGATCAGGCCGCCGAAAGGCGGGGAGATCGAGTTCGAGAATATCCGCCGGCTGCTCTACGTGATGCGCGACAAGCTGATGGTCCCGATCAAGTGGGTCTCTTTCGACAGCTTCCAGTCCACCGACAGTATGCAGATACTTGCACAGCAGGGCTTCATCGTCGGCTACCAGTCGATGGACACGGACACGGCGGCCTACGACCTGACGAAGCAGGCGCTCTACGACCGGCGCATCAAGGCCCCGGCGCACAAGAAGGTCCAGTTCGAGCTCTGCACGCTGGAGTTCGACGCCAAGAAGCGCAAGATCGACCACAAGCCTCAGGGCTCGAAGGACGTCTCGGACGCGCTGGCCGGCGTCGCGATCGGCCTCACCATGCGCCGCGAGTTGTGGCTGCGGCACAACATTCCGACGAGCCGCATCCCCGAGAGCCTGAACAAGATCACGTCCAAGCACTCGGTGACCGCCAAGGAGAAGCAGCCGCCGAAGCGCTACATGGACGCGGTCCGTGAGGCGCGCGGCGTCGCGCCGGTCGCGGAGGTCCACGATGAGTGACGGTCCCGTCTCGCGCTTCCGGTTCTGGTCGGACGCCAACGCCGAGCAGTTCGTCCACGAGTTGACGCGACGCGGCGCGACCGCGAGCCGTCTCGATTGGGAGGTCCAGGTCCAAGGCTACGTGGACGGGATCGACCAGCTGGCCCAGGACCTCGGCGGCTCCGCGATCGAGCACGATCAGGACTACGCGACGACCTCGGGCCTGCAGGACAGCAGCTACAAGGAGACCCCCCGCGCAAGCCAAGGCGACCCGCCGCCCGACTACGGCGCCCAGATCGTCGGCCAGATGAAACGCTGGCCTCAACGCAGAAAGACGAGATCACAGCCATGACGACCGCCACAGCCCGCGCCAACCTCAAGCTCCGCGACATTCAGGTCGTCGAGCTCGCCACGCCCGCGCACATGCTGCTGACGATCATGGAGCAGGTCCAGGCGCGCGGCTTCGAGCTCCGCGCCGACGTCGTGAAGCACCTGGGCAACGCGGCCATAATCCCGTTCACGAAGCTCGATGAAGTCGGCGTCGCGCGCGTCGCGCGCCGGGTCGAGGACGTGGCGCAGACGCTGTTGCGCGACCTCAGCGCCGACGATCCGCGCCACGCGCTCTATGTCAGCGCCATGTTCGTGCTCATGCTCGTGGACAAGGGCCTCTACGCCGATCCGCGCAGCCAGGCCGTGCTCGTGTCGATGCTGCTGATCGAGGACATCAAGGACAGCCGGCCGGACGTGGACGGGCAGGGGCCGGTATGGCGGCTCGAAGAGCAGAAGTGGAACGAAGAGGCCAAGAAGTTGCTGAGCCGAGCCAACTTAATGGGCCTCTACTTGTCGGACGACGCAAGCGGAACGGTGCAGCTAAGTGCATAAACTCCTGGACTGCATCGTCCTCATTTGTTACATTCTCCTTGTCACCAACATCAAGGAGGATGTAGTGGCTTATCTTTACATTTACTCGGACCTCGGGACGGACGGCGTGACGGTGGACGCCCCTGCGGATTACGAGGTTCGCCTCGCGACCTTCCTCAGGACCCGCACCAAGCCCCTCTCGGTGGGCGAAGTCGCTCAGGCGCTCGGGGGCGCGATGGCG